AGACCTAACCATCCCAACCCTGACCGCTTACAGCACCGCAGCTCTAACCGCTGCTGGTTCTGCAATCAGCGCTTCGGAGCCTACCTACTCAAGCATCACTCTAGGTGCTAAGAAGTATGGCTTCCTAATCCAGGCTGCTAACGAGCTAGTAACTGACGCAGGCTTCGACCTAGCTGCTCACCTTGCTCGCCAAGCTGGAAACGCTATCGGTTACGCAGTCAACAGCGCACTAACCACCGGAACTGGAACCACCGTTCCAAACGGTATCGTTACCGCTGCTGGCTCTGGTATCACCGGTGGAACTGGTGTATCGGGTGGCTTCACCGCTGACAACCTGATTGACCTTGCTTACTCTGTAGACGGTGCAGTTCGCCGCCTACCAGGTGCAGGCTTCATGGCAAACGGTCAGACCATCGGCGCTATGAGGAAATTGAAGGACACGGCTGGAAATTACCTCTATCAGATCGGGCAGGGGTATCCAGATACCTTTGCTGGCTTCCGCGTTGTCGAGAACCCACACCTAGCCGCAATCGCAACTGGCGCTAAGTCCGTTGTATTCGGTGACCTTGCTTCTTACAAGGTTCGCATTGCAGGCGGAATCCAGGTTGCTTCCAGCCAGGACTACGCTTTCAACACCGACCTGACCACCTGGAGATTCTTGATCCGTCTTGATGGTAACTTGACTCACTCCAGCCATGTCAAGTATTTCGTAGGCGCTGCTTCCTAGTAGCTCACGAATAAAGCCGATAGGCCCCGCGTTGTAGGTTGCGCGGGGTCTATCTTTTTTTTGATAGAGTTTCACCATGACAACCTACGGCGCGATTTCTATTGCCAGCAACACGCCTGGCTCACCTACCGGCTACGGAGTCCAAGGGCTTCTAGTTGCCGAACGACTAAAGCGCGATGGCTACGATGTAGCAGCGCTATCTAACTATGGGCTAGAGGGCAACATGTCCACGCTCGAAACCAAGTTCGGGTCAATCCCTCACTACCCTCGAGGACTTACGCTTTACTCAGGCGATGTTCTGCCACTTCATCACAATCACTTCCTAAACGGTCGCGACATTCCTAACGCAATCCTGACGCTGTATGACGCATGGGTTTACAACGATGTCCCCAACCTAGACAAGCTCAAGTTCTGGTCATGGACTCCAGTTGATCACATCACCGTTCCGCCGAAGGTCGCACAATGGGCAAAGCGAGAGAATGTCAAAACAATCTCCATGTCCCCTTTCGGACAACGCCAGTTCGAGGCGCTAGGCGTAGATGCTACCTACATTCCTCACGCCGTAGACACCGCTCAGTATTACCGCCGAGACAACATCAACGGATACAAGCTCAGGGAATACATGGGAGTCCCCGAGGATGCGTTCCTAGTCGGCATGGTATCCGCTAACAAAGCTAACGGTTCTATCCACCGCAAGGCTTTCGCTGAGAACCTTCTTGCTTTCGCGTTGTTCCGCAAAGAGAACCCGAACAGCTATCTCTACATTCACTCCGAGCCATCGCGCGCCTATGGTGGCTTCCAGCTCTCGGTGCTTATGCGGGCGGTCGGACTACCCGAAGATGCGGTGCTGTTCCCCGATCCAGTCAAGCTACGCTACGGCTACTCGACAGACGAGATGGCAGGCATCTACTCATCGCTAGATGTTCTGCTACACGCCAGCTACGGCGAGGGCTTTGGCGTTCCTGCTATTGAGGCTCAGGCTTGCGGTGTTCGTGTTATCGGTTCTAACTGGGCCGCAACCCCTGACCTGCTCGGTGACGATTCGTTCCTAGTTGACGGTCAGCCGTTCTGGGATGAGGCGCAGGCTTCGTTCTTTATGATTCCTCTGATTCCTTCACTAGTCAATGCGCTCAAGGAAGCCAACGCCAACCGCGGGTTCTCTCAGGCATCCGTTGACTTCGCCAAGCAGTTCGATGTCGAGACCGTCTGGGACAACTACTGGACACCATTCCTAAAGGCGAACCTAAAGTGATCCCAGTTCTCGGGTTTGCAACGCTGACCCGATTCGACCTAGCGCAACGACTACTCGATTCGATTGACTATCCGGTCGAACATTTAGTAATCGTGGACAACTCGGGGACAAACCAGTTCGAGCCTAAGACTTCAGAGTATGTTCAGAACACTTGGGTTATCCGAGTCCCGAGCGGGCTAGGTGCTAACGGTGCTTGGAACCTGATTATCAAGGCAACGCCTCACGCGCCGTATTGGGTTATCCCAAATGACGATAGCTGGTTCGCGCCAGGTGCGCTTGCTACCATCGCGAAAGAGGTAGACACAACTAAGTTCAACTTCCTGAACATCAACCCCAAGTGGTCATGCGTTATCCCTACCGAGGGAAGCGTAATGAAGGCAGGGCTTTGGGATGAGGTGTTTCATCCAATCTACTTTGACGATGACGAATACGAATGGCGTATGCGCGAGCTAGGCGTAAAGTTCAACACCATCAACGCAACTGTCCACCATGACAACAGCTCGACCTTAGCCAGCGGGTTCCATGCGCGTAACGCCATGACATTCGCTCGTAACAACTCGGTCTACTCAAACAAGGTGGCGGCACACGATCTAGGGATTCGTGGCTGGTCGCTAAAGGTGCGAAGGGAAAACAGATGGGACTAAAAGTGTTCACAGCTGGAACTTTTGACTTACCCCATAGCGGGCATGTCAACTTTTTACAGGCTTGCGCTGAGCTAGGAACTGTAACCGTTGCTCTAAATACAGATGAGTTCATCGAGGCTTACAAAGGCAAACCGCCGGTAATGAGCTTTGACGAGCGCAGAATGGTTATCAGCGAGTTCCGATGCGTGGACAGAGTAATCGTGAACTACGGCAACGAAAACTGCGCTCAGGTGATAGACGACCTATGCAAAGACTATGAGATAGATGTAATTGCCATTGGCTCTGATTGGGCTAGGAAAGATTACTACAAGCAAATGGGCTTTACCCAAGACTGGTTAGACGAACGCCACCTAAGCCTTATCTACATTCCCTATACGAAGGGCATAAGCTCAACAGAAATCAAGCGCAGGCTCGGGCGGTAGAATAGAAACATGGCGATCACTAATGGTAAGCAACTTGAGTGCTTAGAGTGTAAAGCGCCTTTCGCTAAAAAGACCTATCAGCAAAAATTTTGTCAAATTAGTTGTCAAATAAAAAATAGGAATCGCCGAAACAACGCGTGGCGCGTCAATAATGGCAAATGCGCTCGTTGTAATAAGTCACTTCTTGGCAAGCGCGGCAACGCTATTTACTGCTCAAAAACATGCAAGAGTATGGATCATAATTTCAAGCATCGGTCTGGGACTAGAGTCGAGGGAATTGCCAGGCGCAGAGAAATCTACGATAGAGACAATGGCTCATGCTATGTATGTTTTCAAAATGTAGATTTTACAAAGTTTGAACTTGATCACCTAATCCCTGTCAATAGAGGCGGCGACAATTCTGCAACCAATCTTGCAATAGCTTGCTCATTCTGCAATAAGAGCCGGGGCGATAGAATAGGTATTAGGCAGCTTAAAAAACTTTCCGAATTGAGGTCAATGAGTGAGTATCACTAATGGCTATGCAACACTTGCTCAGGTCAAGGCAGCGCTTCGCATTACCGACAACATTTCTGATTCTCTGTTGGAAATGGCGGTAGAGTCCGCATCTCGCGCGATTGACCAATACTGCAACCGCGTGTTCTACAAGACCGGAACTGTCGTTCGCTACTTCGCACCGCGCGATTCTTACCTATGCGACATTGACGACCTGGTATCGCTGACCTCGCTTTACACAAACAGCGATGACACTCAGTCCAGCTACGACATCCAATGGACTTCCGAGGACTACCAGCTCGAGCCACTAAACGGATACGCTGACGGACAGCCAACCCCTTACACTCGCATCCGCGCGATCGGGGACTACACCTTTCAGCTACTAGACGGAGAAGCAAGTGTCAAAGTCACCGGAGTCTTTGGATACGATGCAGTCCCAATCAGCATCACGCAGGCAACCGTCATTCAGGCATCGCGTATCTACAAGCGTCTCGACTCTCCGCTCGGAATTATCTCGGGTGAGCTTGGCGCTATGCGTGTTGGCACTCGCCTCGACCCAGATGTTGCTCAGCTCGTTGATTCGTTCCGCAAGATTCGGATGGCGTAATGGCAGACATTCAGCAACTCAGAACAGGGCTGGCGACTAACCTTGCCACCATCTCTGGCTTGCGAACCTCGGTGGACATTCCAGACAACCCGAACCCACCAATCGCCATTGTCCAGTTGATCCGCGCTGAGTATCACCAAGACTTTCGAAACGGCATGACGGAATACACCTTCGCCATTCAGGTGCTAGTCGGTCGAGCCGATGACCGCACCGCACAACGCAACCTAGACGCATACTGCTCTAGCGACTCGGCATCGTCTGTCAAGAAGGCGATAGAATCTAATAGAACTCTTAGTGGTTACGCTTACGATTGCGTGGTTACTGAGATGTCGTCTTATGGGAGCGTTCTCGTAAACGACACAACCTATCTCGCAGCGGAGTTTTCCGTTCGAGTGCTTGCAAGCTAATTAGGAGAAATCATGGCAAAGCTAGTTCTTACGGATGTCGTAACCACCATTGGTGGAACCGACTACTCCCAGAACATCAACCAGGTGGAGATTTCTGTCTCTGCCGACTCTGTTGAGACCACCGCTTTCGGCAGCGCATGGCGCACCGAGGTTTCCGGTCTAAAGCAGGGAACCTTCACCGTTTCATTCCACAACGACTACGCGGCTGCCGCGATTGACTCGGGACTATGGAACCTATTTGGATCGGCTGCAACTGTTGTAGTCAAGCCAAACGGAACCGCAGTATCCGCTTCAAACCCAAGCTACACCTTCGTTGTCAATGTAAACAACCTGACCCCAGTATCCGGTGCTGTTGGCGACCTAGCCGTTCAGAATGTCACCTGGCCTATCTCGGGTGCAGTAACTCGCGCAACTGCTTAGTAGCGAAAGGACAACCTACAAATGAGAATGAATCTCGCGATTGAGATGCAGGATGGCACTACTCAGGAAGTGACTGCCAGCGCTGCGGACATCGTCAAGTTCGAGGACAAGTTCAACATGTCAATCTCCAAGCTGGAGAGCGAGATGAAGATCACACACCTTTTCTTCTTGGCATACACCGCACTAAAGCGACAGGGCAAGACCGACCTAGACTTCGATGCGTGGCTTGACACCATCGAGGGAATTGGAGCGTCAACCAAAGACCCAAAATAGCGGGTCTGGGAGATTCATCGGCACATTGGTATTTAGCCATGTTGTCGTATGAATACAAACTCCCGCCATCCGTTCTCATGCAGGAATCGGAACGGATGCTCTGGACTATGGGCAGATACCTAGTCTGGAGAGCAAGTCAACATTAGAGGCCGACCCTTCGGGGTCGGTTTCTTCTTTTATGTAGACAATGGGTATGCCAAGCTCTCTAGCTTTCGCTACCTTATGCTCTGCCGGATTTTCTCCAACGATAATCAAGTCAGTTTGCGATGTCACCGACTTAACAATCTTCGCGCCAAGTGAGCGCAAGTAATCCTCTAGGAGTTGTCTCGACATAATCCAAGGTATTCAAAGCGGATAACACCTAGCTCGCGGTGAGCCGATAGCAGTCTGCCTGCGACCAAGTAGACAATAGCCTGGCAGGTCAACTGGTTGAGTCCGAAGCGCTGAAGTGCGCGACCGACCGAACGAGGCGCATAGTGATAGGTGTAAGCCAGCATGTCTAGCCAAAGACCGATGTTCCTATCCTCATCAGTCACCGCACCGGTGTAAACGCCGATAGCTGCGGTAATTCGGAAGAACCAGTCGGTAATGAAATCAGCGGTGTCAATGTCGTATTCGTCAAACAGACTGGTCTCCATCGAGCGTAGATACTCGTCATCCTGCCACGATGTAGCCAATAGGAAGTCGGCGACCATGTCAGACATGCAAACACGATCGCCATTCATTTCAACAACCTGCTGGTCAAATAGCGACTCGAACTGCTGGTAATACGCTTCTTTTACTGCACCCATGATTATCCCTTTCGTTAGGTGTAGTTAGATGTTACCGAGCGTTATTTCGAAATGTCAAACACCAAAGGTAACAAAACCATAACAAGGTAGAATTGACTTATGACGACCTTCTCGCTTCAGCTTCCTATCTTGGGACAGGGCAAGCCAAGCTACTCGGTCAAAGACATTCGGACTCTACGAAATAATTTGCGAGACATTGAGCCAGAACTAAAGCGACAGTTCGTTCGCGACATCAAGAAGATTGGTCGTGAGGCACAAAAGCCAATCGTAAATGCTATTCGTCAAGTTGATCCACCGAGAGGTATGAAGTTCAACTACGGTGCAACTGGTTGGGGTCGAGGTGTTGCAGCCGACAAGACGCAGGTTCGCTTCAGAACTCAGGCTGGCGGTAAGTCTCTCACTACTTCGCTAGTTAGCGTTCGCTTGCTATCACCTGCCGCTAACATTCTCGACATGGCGGGTCGCTCTCGCAGATCGTTTGGTGCGGGCTACCAGGGAACAGGATTTACCCGAGAGTTCACTAGGCGCGACAAGTTTGGAAACATCCACACAATGAAGCGCAGAGTGAGAGCAGGTGCGGCTGGTAAATTTGTAACAACGCTAAATGGTGCTACCGGTGTAACTCAGGCTAGTGCTTCGCGCATGGCATGGCCTTCGGTAGAACGCAATTTGCCAGACATGGAAAAAAGAATTGACGGAATTATTCGCGATTACTATCGCATAGCAAATAGGAAGTTCAGCTAATGGCAGTAAATGTAGTCCTGAAATCCGTCTTTGACGATAAGGGCATCAAGGCGGCGCAGAGTGAGTTTAGTCGCATCGGAAAATCAGTCGGTGTTGCTTTTGCCGCTGTCGGTGCTGCTGTTGCTGTTGCTAGTGCTGCCGCTATTCGTTTCGGTAATGACTCAATCAAAGCGGCTGAAGCTGTTAGGCAAGCGAACGACAGACTAGCTCAGGTCAATAGGTCTATGGGTCTATTCGGAACTGAGACCCAGGCTGTTACCGAACGACTCATCAAATTTGCCGAAGCAAACGAGCTTAGTGTCGGTGTTGACGCTGAGGTAATCAAGGCAACGCAGGCAAAGCTACTAACATTCAAGAACCTAGCTGCTACCGCCAATGATGTCGGTGGCGCTATGGATCGTGCCACGATGGCAGCACTTGACCTGGCTGCCGCTGGATTTGGTTCTGCCGAAACTAACGCTATTCAGTTAGGTAAGGCACTCCAAGACCCCATCAAGGGCATCACAGCGCTACGCAGAGCTGGTGTCACATTTACTGATGCTGAGCGAGAGAAGATAAAGGTTCTCGTTGAATCTGGCAGAACTCTCGAAGCGCAAAATCTAATTCTTCAAGCCATCGAAACGCAGGTTGGCGGAACCGCTAGGGCAACGGCAACTTCGTCAGAGCGGATGCGACTAGCGTTCGAGAATGTAAAAGAATCGGTTGGCGCGGCACTACTACCAGCGTTCGATGACATGGTCGATGTCGTTGTCAAAGACCTGACCCCAGCGCTTAGTGAAATTGCTAAGACAATCGGGCCACTTTTGGCAGATGTCCTGCGCACCGTATCTGGGGTTCTCAAGCAAGCCACCGATAAGACCACCCCGCTTGGAAAGTCAGTAGACAACCTTGGTGATTCGTTCAACTTGCTATTTGATTCCCTAAAAGGTGGCAAGGATGATGTTGAAGCAACCAGCGATGTCTTTGGACAACTTGCCGATGTTATTGCTTTTGTCGTTACAACCGCTGCGGGATTTGTTGCGTTTTTACAAACCATTGGGCCAGCAGTCCAGGCTTTACTGAGAGGCGATGTCGAGAAGTTCTTTGAGTGGCTTACCACCGATCCGATTGACTTTCAGAACAATCAAAAGAGTATTCAAAACGCTCTAAAGCAATCCCGCGAGCAATTCCTAAATACCGCGGACTCGGCGCGAAAGCTAAACAACATCAGCCTTGACAAGTTGCGCGGACAACTCGGCGATGTTCGAATTGACGGAAAGAAGCTGGCAGACCAGCAACGCGAGCTTTACTACGCCATGCGTGGTCTAAAAGTTCCGACCACGACAGAGCCGTCGACAACCAGCGGTGGTAGCTCAAGTGGCATGACCGCTACCGAGCAGAAAAAAGAATTTGACAAGATTGTCAAGGATACTCAGTCATCGCTTCGCAAGGCGAGAGCTGCTTACAATACCTCAGTAGCCAATGCGCGTAAGCAATACACAAAGGCAGTCGTAGGCGCTGAGTCTAATTTTGCTGGCGAAATTGCTAAGGCCAATGCCGCTCGGGACAGCGGATTAGAAAAGGCAGCGCTTGACAATACAAAGCGCGTGGCAGAGATACAGCGTTCTTTTGCTAATCAACTAGCCAACATCATTCAGCAATCGCAGGATCGTCTGCGCGATGTCTACCGCACCGCCGTCACAACCAACATCGCAGACCTATTCGGAACCGAGCAGGTCAACAAGTCGGTAGATGCGCTGGTTGGCGAACTGCGCAAAAAGCTCGAGGCATCTCGCACTCTACTTGAGAACGCGTCTAAGCTGGCCGCCTCGGGATTCTCGCAAACCTTTATCGAGCAGGTAGTCGCAGCCGGAACGACCTCGGGTAACGAGCTGGCCCAGTCAATCCTTGAGGCAACCCCTGAAACGCAAGCTGAGCTAAAGTCGCTATACGGCGCGCTAGAGACTCAATCCGAGCGTGGCATGGATGAGCTGGCCAAGACAATTTACGAAGGCGCGGGGCTGGCTACAAGCGAACTGCGCAAGCTCTATGACCAAACCGTTGTAGATCAGACAACCGCACTCGCAGAGCAGGCGGCACTATACGCCGAAGCCCAGGCGCAGATTCTTACCGAGTTTGACAGCGCGATTACTGAGGCTAACGCCAAGCGCGATGAGGCACTTGCCGCAGCTCATGCATCTCTAACCGAGGCACTAACTGCCGCAACCAAGGAATACCGCGACTCGCTAGACGAAATTGAAAAGGACTTCAAGGATCGCATTGACGCGCTTGGTAAGTTGCAGGCAGAACTACTCAAGCGACAGGGCATTGTCGCGGGTCAAATCGGTGGCGCTCAGGCAAACATTCCTACTGTCGCTGGGCAGATTGACGCAGTTCAAAAGGCAACCATTGTCACCATCCCACCAACCAGCGCAATTACCGGTGGCAATACCGTGAATGTAAATGTCAAGGTAGACCCTGGCACATCGGCAGCGCAGGCAGGTAAGAAGATTGCGAATGTCGTTCAAAAATACACAACCGCTGGCGGTGGCGGTAGCGCTATGCCATGGCAGGTTCTCTAATGGCTATACCCGCGCCGAAAGTAGAAATTGGATTCGACCTGGTTGGTGCTAACGCGCCATTCCTAACGCTTGACGATCCGACCAAGGGCAAACTCGATGATGCTAACTATCCGCTCTCGGGAACTATCTTTTACGATGTCACCGATCGCATGGTTGAAATCAACACAACTCGCGGAAAGAACCGTCAGCTAGACCTATACGACCCAGGTTTGGCTTCGGTGACTCTGCTAAACAACGACCGAGTGTTTGACCCTACCTATGAGGCATCGCCGTTCTATGGGCAGATTATCCCTAAGCGCGCGCTACGCATCTCTGCCGGAACTGCTTTTACTTTCGTCGGCGTGGCTGATGACTGGAACCTAAGCTACGAACCTAACGGTGACTCGATCGTAGGACTCGCCGCATCAGATGCGTTCTCATACTTTACCGAGCAGACACTAGCCGCAGGCACTCCAGCGGTTGAACTATCGGGAACACGCATCAACGACATTCTTGACCTACCGTATGTCAACTGGCCAACCGATGCGCGACAGATTGACGCAGGTGTGGAGCTGCTTGCCAATGACCCCATCGCGGAAGATACAAATGTTCTAAGTTACTTCCAGCAAATTGCCGCATCCGAGCCAGGCTCATTCTTTATCTCTCGCGAAGGCAATGTCGTATTCCAAGACCGCCACAACACCTTCCGCTCAAAGGATGTAACCCTAGCCGATGACGGTTCTGGTATCCCTTATGTCGGTATGCGTATCAGCTACGGATCAGAGTTGCTTTACAACGAAATCGTTGTCAGCGCGACGGCGGGAACGGCAATCGCAGAGAACACCGAGTCTCAGGCAGAGTATGGTGTCCTAAACCTAACCCGCTCGCAGTTGTTGGTGTCATCGCTTGACTCGCTAGAGAGCATTGCGACAATCTTCGCGTCTAAGTATTCGCAACCGGAGTATCGCTTTGAGTCGGTAGATGTCCTAATGGATGAGCTGACGAATGAGCAACAGACACAACTACTGGCGCTAGACATTGGCGATGTCATCCGCATCAAGTTCACGCCAAACAACATCCCCCCAGCAATTGACCGCTACGCAGAAATTATCCGCATTGACCATGGCGTAAATGTCACCTCGCACATTATGAGCATTGGTTTTGCTTCGACTGACTACAACGCATGGACTCTATCCGACCCTGCGTTTGGTAGACTATCAAGCGGGAACATCCTATTCTTCTAAAGGAGTCTGAATGGCCGGCTTAGGTCGCAAAGTCTGGAACGCAGGTGAAGTTCTAGCAGCCGCCGATGTAAACGGCTACCTAATGGATCAGACCATTATGTATTTCGCCAGCGCAGCAGCTCGTAGCGCAGCACTCCCTACCCCTGATGCTGGGATGCACACCTACCGCGCCGATGGAACGGTTGTCGAGGTTTGGAACGGAAGCGCATGGGTATCTGCTAACTCGGTTGGCGGAACTGTTACAGTCCCAGCCGCGAATGTCAGCACAACCTTTACTAGCTCGACCGCGACTGCTTATACCCTCGCGAACGCAGATAAAGAATCCATTATTCGCTTCACCGCATCAACGGCTGTAACTGTCACCGTATCAACCGCAACAGCCTTCACCGCCGGACAAATGGTTGACCTACTACAAGACGGCTCAGGAACGGTTACAGTAGTCGCAGGATCGGGCGTAACGCTTTACGGTCGTGGAACAGCGGGAACGGCATACGCCATGTCGCAGTATGACGCGGCTTCGGTTCTATGCGTGGAGTCAAACGGATACCGCATTATCGGAAATGTTGAGGCTGTCTAATGGCGGGTTGGAAAAATTGGGCAATCGGTGAAGTTGTCGAGGCAGACGACTTCCAGACTTATGTCCAGAACCAGGTAGTCCAGGTTTACGCCAACGCAGGCGCTCGCGGTTCAGCACTTGGAACGGCAGTCAGCGCGGGCATGATGTCTTACCTTCAGGACACCGGTGCGCTTCAGGTTTACGGAACGGCATGGGCCGATGTCTCGAACCCTGGTGACATCACCGCGGTTACAGCGGGAACAGGACTCACTGGTGGTGGGGCTTCCGGTGCGGTGACCCTAAATGTCAACTACGCCGCAGTCGGCTCGGCAGTCCTCGCATCGCCAAACATCACAGGAACCGCCACAATCGCCGCAGGTTCGGTAACTGGCAACCTGACTGTATCGGGCAACATCAACAGCGTAACGGCTACCGAGTTCGGCTACCTAACTGGCGGAACGGCAAACCTACAGACTCAGATAAACGCTCGCCAGCTAACCATCTCAGGCGGAACAGCAGGACAAGCCTATGTTTCTAACGGAACTGCCGCACCTGGATTCGGTAGCGTAGGCGCAGAGTATGTCACTACTACTGTTCGCACTCTCGCAGGAACGACAACGGCTTTCACCGCAACATCGGCAGACGAGAACGATGTTATTTATTCCCTCGCAACGGCAACATGCACAGTCACTATCCCTGACCTCATCGCCATCGGAGATCGCATAGACATCGTGCGTGACGGCGCAGGAACTGTCGTCATCGCCGCAGGAACAGGTGTGACCTCATGGGCAGGTGCAGGAACCGCAGGAACCGCAGTCACCTTCAAGATTGACCAGCAATACAACGCTGCAACTGTTCTCAAGGTCGCTGCTAACACCTATCGAGTTATCGGAAGGGTTACTGTCTAATGCCAATTCCTTTAGGTATTCTCGCAGCAGCAGGTGTGCGAGCAGCAGGCGGAAGCTATGAGCTATTGCAGACATACAGTCTGAGCAGCTCACAGGCAACAGTCACTTTTTCGAATTTGGCTACAAGCTACGCAGCCGATTATCAACACCTACAGATTCGTTTCGTTGCTCAGGGGACACGCACAGGCGGAAATATGGAGTTGTATGCGACTGCTAACGGCTTGACTTCTTATCGCTCGCATTGGTTAGTAGGTAACGGCTCGACAGTTTCAAGCTCCACCCTAAGTTATTCAAAAATGTTCTTGGGCAACATTACAGGCGCAGACTCAACCTCTCAGTTCGGTGCAGGTGTGATTGACATTCTCGACCCATTTGAGAGCAAGAACAAAACAGTTCGCACATTCATTGGGACTACGAGCGCACCCAACAGAGTCGCAGTTCACAGCGCACTTATTGAAACTACTTCGCAACTGAGCAGCTTTACATTTGACCCCGAGCCAGCAGGTTGGGGATTTGCAGCAGGTTCTCGCTTCTCTATCTATGGACTGAAGGGGGCATAATGCCTACGCCTACTTATACCCCATTAGCAACGATTACGCTGAGCAGTTCTGCTTCGACTGTTACTTTCGGCTCGATACCTAATACTTATAAGGACTTGGTTCTTGTTGTCACTTCCGCTGCTGGAAACACAGGCGCTCCAGGTGGTAACTCTAGAAACCTACTAATGCGATTCAATGGCGATACCAGCAACTCATACACAAGAGTCATAATGAGCGGTGACGGCTCGACAGCTCGAAGCACCTCTGACACTCAGTCATGGTTTTCGCTTGACTGGTATGGTCACACTAATAACGCTACTCACGACCACCTTATTCAAGTCATGGATTACAGCGCAACTGACAAGCACAAGACAGTCCTGACTCGTGTTAGGTCAACTGCTGCGACTGAGGCTATGGCGTCTCGCTGGCCCAGCACAAGTGCGGTAGCAACAATTAGCATTTTCTATGACTCAAACACGCTCGCAAGCGGAAGCACTTTCTCACTCTTCGGGATCTCTGGATAAGGCGGATCTAAATTGACTATGCAAGTTATTCAGCACATTGAGCTAGGGAGTGCTGCAGCGAACATTACCTTTAGCTCGATTCCGCAGACCTACACCGACTTGTATTTACTCATTTGCGCTCGTATAAATGAAAACGCTGCTATCGGTGAAGCCGTATACATAACCCTAAATGGCAGCACTAGCAACTTTACAAACCGCTATCTACAGGGTGACGGCTCTGGCGCTTCGAGTAGCACTCTAACTCGATACCTAGCAACTCAGACAAGCAACCAAGCAACAGCTAATACATTTGGTAATGCTGCGGTTTACATTCCAAACTATACGAGTAGCAATTTCAAATCTATTTCTACTGATTCGGTTTCCGAAAACAATGCCACTACCGCTTACCAAGCATTACAAGCAAACCTTTGGTCGGATACTTCTGCCATTACTTCTATAACTTTGGTGGCTGGAACAGGTGACCAATTCATGACAAATTCTTCGGCCACGCTTTACGGAATCCTAAAAGGCAGCTCTGGCGGAGTAACTGTATCCTGATAACTAGACGAAAGAAAAGACAATGACAGAAACCCCATCGAAGGTAATCGTAGACTGCAGCTCGGGCGAGGTGACCTATGTTCCTCTAACTCAGGAAGAGCTAGAAGAACGAGCGCTAATGGCAGCACAGGCAGAGCAAGAACGCCTAGAGCGTGAAGCTGCTGAGGCAAAGTTGCAGGCTGATCGTGAAGCAGGCATCGCAACCCTAAAGGGCTTGGGGCTGACCGATGACCAGATTACTGCCCTGCTAAAATAGCTTCATGGCTGAAGAAACAACTGGGGTTCGCATTACCCAGGCGCAGGTTTACGAGAAACTGTTAGAAATCAACTCGGTGCAAATCGAGATGGTTGCAGAGATCAGGGGACTCAAGCACCTACCTGAGAAGGTGTCGGAGATAGACAACCGACTCGGCAAGGTCGAGCTTATCTCGAAGCTGGTCTACGGGGTCTACGGAGCAGTCATTACAGCCATCGCACTAGCGGTTACTCACTCGCTGTAAACTAGAGGTATGCGATTTCCTTTCGAGCCTAAGTTCATCACAGGTCGTTTCGGCACACTTTCAGATTTTCGCCGCCAGCGAGGAATGCAAGCGCATTCGGGTGTAGATTGGGCTAGACCAGAGGGAACCCCTATCCCTGCCATCGCAAACGGCACAATCGTTCTACAGCAGTTCTCACAGGTGCTCGGTAATGTGTCTGTGCTGCGAGTAATGGACAAGGACAAGAAGCTCTGGTATGTCGGCTACTGCCACCTAAAGGCAGAAGGCCTACCTGTCGGGACTAAGGTTCAAGAGGACGACACTATCGCCTTTGTCGGCAACACAGGCTCAGCAAGTTCAGGCGCTCACCTGCACCTAACTGTGTCAGATCAGGTGAAAGGCGTGTTCGGCC